ACTATTCACAGTTACCCGCGCTGCTGGTAGCTTCATTACTGATAACATTAAGCTAGGTGATGTTGTACGGATTACCGCTGGTTCTGTCAACGCTGCTAACTTAAATAACAACCTTCTGGTAGTTGCTGTAACTGCTCTGGCACTTACCGTACGTGTACTAAGTACTACTGCTCTAGTAGCTGAAGGCCCAATCGCTTCTTGCGCTCTAACCGTAATCGGTAAGAAAACTGAAGTACCTCTAACCGGACATACCGACCAATCTTACTCTGTTGAAGAATGGTACTCTGACATTGCTCAATCTCAAGTCTTTACAGGCATGAAGTTATCTGCAATGAACGTCAGTATGCCTGCTACCGGCTTCTCTACCGTTGACTTTACCTTCATGGGTAAAGACCTAGGTTCTACTGGTACTTCTGCTTATTATACTTCCCCTACTGCTGCTGGTACTACTGGCGTTGTAGCTGGTGTAAACGGCGCTGTAGTTGTTAACGGTGTACCTGTTGCAGTTATCACTGATGCTTCTTTCAGCGTTACTCGCCAAGTAGAAGGTGCTACTGTATTAGGTAGTAACTCTCAGGCTAATATGTTCACTGGTACTATCGGTGCTACTGGTAATATGTCAGTTTACTTCGAGAATACTACTTTCCGTGATTACTTCAAAGATGAAGCTGAAGTATCTGTAGTATTTGCTTTGACTACTACTGGTGATAAAGCAGCAGATGCAGTCAGCTTTACGATGCCCAGGGTTAAGCTAGGTAGTTTTACTATTCAGGATGGCAGCATGGGTTTGACCGCTTCTTGCGACTTCACTGCTCTGTTAAATAGCAACACTGCTGCTGGATTACCAGCAACTACTGTAGCTGTACAAGACACCGCTGCATAATCGGTAAATACTGACTAGAACCCCTACGGTTAATTCTGTAGGGGTTTTGTTGTTTGTATAGTATGTAATCATTATTTGATTATCGTTCCTCACTTGCTTTTTCATATTTCACTTGCTATAATAAAACTTGGTTGTAGTTTGTTTAATATCACAACCTACATTTCATCAATTTTAGTAAAGGAAATAAACAATGGCTTTAGATTTAATTAAAAATGACCCAGCGGCTCTAGCAGAAACTGGTTATACATTCACGCTCTGCTTACCTGACGGTTCTGAGACAGATGCAAAGTTAACAGTACGCGGTGTAAATTCGCCTGCTGTCAAGAATTACAGTCGGAAGGTTTATCAGGAGTTTAAGGTTCGCGAACAAGCAGCTAAACGCCGGGGTCGTGATGCAGACGAACTCTCTCTTGAAGAAGCTGAGGAACTTGCAGTTAATTCCGCTGCTGTACGTCTGATTGGTTGGGAAGGTATCGAAGAAAACGGTAAGCCTGTTAAATTTGAGAAAGAAGAAGTTAAGCGAATCCTGATGACGTATGGATTCATTCGAGAAGCAGTAATGCGCGAAAGTGATGAAATCCTAAACTTTCGCCCCAAGTGAGCTAGATGAACTTTTAGCTTTTGCGAAACAGGAATTCACCTTTGGCTCTGGTAGTAATTCTCTAAGAGCTAAATTGGAAAGCGTTTGGAGACAGACGGGCAATAAACCTGTAGAGTTGGATTCCTTAGTAGAATTGCCAGCATCAATGTATGAGGTTTGGAAATTTTTTATTGAGTTAAACAATGCGAGATCATCAAACGGCTTTGGAGTCAACCCTCTGAGTTATGTTGAGATTGATGCTTACTTTCGACTTCAGCAGATTGTTCCAGAAACTTGGGAAATAAGTGCAATAAAAAAATTGGATAATGTTGCATTGGAAGCCTACGCAGAGCAAGCTAAGAAAGAACAATCAAAAGCTAAAAAATGAAAGTTTGCCCAGCTTAAACACTGGGCTCTTTCTAAAGTGTATTATTTGCAGTATACTTTGGAAAGATTTAAAGGCAGTGACTAGGTTGGCTTAATTACCCAACTGAACAGCGAAAACCCCGCCTGTCACTTGTTTCATTTAGGGTTATTAAGGGTTTTGACAAATGGGTAATAAATGTGTATACGTTCATAAGCAGGACGGTATTGTTGTGTATGTAGGTAGCGGTGATAAGCTACGAGCTAATAGCAAGACTAATCGTTCACCGGAACACATTTTGATTTGGGATAAACTTCAGATTGAAATTGTCAGTAATAATTTATCTACTGCTGAATCCATTAAACTAGAACAAGACTTGATTGACAATCACTGGCCCTCTGGAAAACTTCTAAATAGAAACAAAAATGTTTATTCGGTAAAGCGAATCCGTTTTGAAGAACTAAACGAAGTATTATATTACGATGAAACCTCACCTACATTTCTTCGTTGGAAAGTAAGTACAGCTAAGAAAATCAAAGCTGGTGATTCCGTTGGTTATATTAACAATAATGGCTACATCCATGTTAGGCTAAAAGGTAAAAATTACCTCGCTCACCGAATTGTTTTAGTATTGAGTACTAAAGAAGATATTCCTGATGGTTTTGTAGTTGATCATATTGATGGGAATAGGTCTAACAATTCTATTGGTAATCTACGAATTGTTAATCAATCAGATAATAGTATAAACAAAATCCATAAGATACCTAATACCGGGCACAAAGGGATTAGTGAGCAGGTAAATCAGAAATGCTTTAAAGTTTCTTTTACAGATTGTAAACGAATTTTCAAATATTTCAGCTATACAGATAAACCAAACAAACGGTCAAATAACCACTACCCAACCCGTGAACTGGCATTTGAAGCTGCTTTAGCATATCGGGATACTCTTGTACAGCAAGGTAAAATTATACTTACATAATAAGGAAGAACCAGATGGCTCTTAATTTAGAAGAACTAAGTTTTCAAGTTAACACTGAAAAACTCAAAGACGCAATTACCGAATTAGGCAATCTAAGAACTGCTGTCTCAAACCTTAACAGCACAAGTGCGTCTGCTGCAATCAAACAGGAAAAACTAGCATTAGCTCAAGAGAAAACCGCAAAAGCTGCTGCTGAAGCTGCTCTAGCTGAAAAGAAACTCTACGATGCTAATGACAAATCTATTGAAGCTATCAAGAAGCGTACAGCTGCTGAAGAAAAGAAACAAGATGCTGTAAAGAAAACTCAATCTATTGAAAAAGAAGCAACAGGCTCTACTCTAAAGGGTGTAGACCGTATTGTAGCTAAGACTGAGTACATGGCTAAGTACGTTGGGGAAGGCTTCCGTACTTCTGCTGCTTCTGTTCTTACTCAGATTCAATTACTTGGTGGTGCTACTGAAGACCAATCTGCACGTGCTTTAAAAGCTCTAGCAAGTCTTGCTGCTAATTCTAAGAATCCGTTTGACAGCGTAATCGGCCCTATCCAGAGTATTAACCATCAATTAGAAAAGCTAACGAATCGTGCTAATTTATCTAGTCAAGGTATTGGTTTATCTTCAAAACAACTAGAAGAATACTCACGCATTTACAGCAATATCGCCTCTCAATTTGCTGCTGCTGAAAAAGATATTTCTGCTGGTCAGAATCATGAAGACTTCACAAAGATGGTTACTGACCAACAAGCTGCTTACATTAAGACAGCTAAAGCAGTAAACGACCTTGAGTTACAAGAAAAGAAACGTAACGACGAACTGAATAAAACTGCTAAAGGTACTAACGAATCAGCTAAAGCAATGGCTTATGTTGAGCGCGAAATGCTCCGAATTGATAACGTCCTTGAAGGCTTTAATACTAATCTAGCTATTTCAAGTAGTAATCGTTTATTGAAATTCAGGGAACAATTAGCCCTTACTGGTGTAGATGCTACAACAGCAGCATTGAAATATGAAGATTACGCCGAACGTATCCGCAAGGCAGACGAACATAAGGCTAAAGGACAAAAGAGTGCCAGAGAAGATGAATTAAAATATCTAGCCAGAGCGACTTCCGTTCAGTTAGGTGATATTGGTGTTTCTTTAGCTGGTGGTCAGAATCCATTCATGGTATTGATTCAACAGGGCGACCAATTACGTGGGATATTAAACCAAGTAGGTGGTGATGCTAAAGAAATGCAACAGGCAATGTCACTTGCATTTAAACAGATTGTTGTAGGTTTTGTTGATGTAGCAAAAGCTCTAGGTTCTTTTGTTGCTGGTGCTTTATTAGACACAAGCAAGGCGCTCATTAACTCCATGAATGAGGTACTATCTCTTAATAAGATATTTGAAGCAGGAGTTTCAAAATTAGATTCAATGGGTTTTACTAAGACCGCAGAATTTTTGCGCGGGTTTTCGGCACTGGCGAGTGGTGTAGTAGCCGCCGCTATGGCAGGTGCTATTGTTTACTTAGGTGCTCTGGCTGTTGCACTTAAAGATGTAATTAAGCAAGAATCTGAACTAAGTAAAGCAGTTAACTTAACAGGTGGAGCAATTGCATTAAATACTCAAGAAGCTGTTAACTTAGCAAGTGCATACGCTGGTACTAAAGGTAACATCGGTGCTTATACAGAAGCTATTACCGAAGCGGCAAAAGCAGGTAACATTAGCAGCGATAGCTTACAAGCAATTACTACTTCTGCTATTGAACTAGAAAAAGTAGCTGGTGTAGCTGTAAAAGATACAATCAAGCAATTCTCTGAATTAGCTAAATCACCTACTGAAGCTGCTATTAAACTAGCAGAATCCACTGGTCTTATCAAGCCAGAAGTTATTGCCGTTGTAGCTGAGTTAGAACGTCAAGGTGATAAGGCAAATGCTGCTGCTATTGCTACTCGTGCTTATGCTGATTCATTGCTAGATGCTACTAAAGTAATTAAGTCCGACATGAGTACATGGGAGATTATCTTTGGCAGTATCGGTTCATCTGCTAGCTCCATGTGGGATAGGATTCTTAACGTAGGACGCAAAGGTGATTTAAATAAACAACTTGAAGCAGCTACGTCTGACCTTGATGTGCGTACCAGAGAAGGTAGAAGTTGGTATCAAACTGATGCTGCGTACAAAGAAGAACTTGCCCGACTTAAAGAAATTGAAGATTCATTGAAAAATCATGTTCAAGTTCAGCAAGACCAAGTAAAGCTAAAAGAAGACCAACGTAAAGCTACTGAAGCACAATCCGAAGTCGAGAAGATTTTAAACAAGCATAAAGAAGCCCAAGAAAAACTTTCAATAAAGCAAGGAACTCGCCAAGAAGCGGTATCTAAAGCAGAAGAAAAACTACTGAAACTTCGTAGAGAAGGTGCTACAATTGCAGATCAAGCGATCGAGCAAGAAAAGAAATTAGCAGGTGTTCGTTGGGACGAGTCCCAAAAGAAAGAAAAGAAAGACCCGCAAGAGAATTACTATTCTAATCTTTTGAAGAAAGCAGAAACAGCAAGAGACTTAGCGAGTATTGCTTTGAACGCAGAAGAAAAGCTAACTGCTTCTCAGAAAGCAATGATTGAACTTACCAATGATGATAAGTTTATCAACTTAGCAAAATCACGCAAAGAGTATATCCTTACTATTTATGCAGAAGCTCACGCTAATGAATTAGCCCGTCAAGCAGAAGATGAAGCTGTCAAACTAAGAGAAGAACAATCTAAAGCTACTCAGAAAATCTCCGATGAACTAGAGAAACTTAACGAAGTAAAGATCAAGTCTATTTCTTTTCAGCAGATGCTAGATGAAATGCTTATCACTGGTAAGATTACTTTTGAACAATCAGTTGAAGCTATCAATAAGTACAGCACTGCTTTGGCAAATACCTCTGCTGATAAACTAGCTAAAGAAATTAAAGCAGTTAACTACGAACTAGATGCTGCAAATGAGCGTTTGGTGTTTGAAGCTTCAATTATCGGTAAAACAACTGAAGAACAAAAGAAATTAACTGCTGAGTATCAAATTCAGGCTAAGTATAAAAAAGCACTTGCAGATATTGAAGCTGATAAGAGTATTTCAGATACTGATAAAAAGACTAAAATCAATGCTGAAATTCAATATCGTGATAAAGCATTGCGTAACCTCAATACTGAAATCGCTAATGATGCTGCACAGAAATTGCTTTCAGAAATCAAAAATATCAAATCAGGTATTGCTGATGCAATAGTAACTGGTTTATTTGAAGGTGGTAAAGCAGGTTCTAAGAAGCTACGTGATGTAATCACATCTGAACTC